TAGATATAATAGATAGTTATGGGAGGATTGCACAGAAATATGCCAATCCCCTATTGAGAGATAATGAATGGCTTGTGACGAACGAAATTGACAGAGCTCAACAAGAAAAGAGGGGCTTAGTCATTCTAGGTATTAGACGTTTTGCCAAGTCAGTTATAGAAGCATCCTATATTGCATGGGGTGCAACCTTTGATGAAAACAGTCAGAATATCATAGCAGGCTTAAATGCCCCAGATATTAAACTGATTACTGATAAGATTGACAAAGGATTGAATTTCATTCCTGAGTATTGGAGGTGGCAGAGAATTGAGGATAACTGGAAGAACCAAGTGACTCTAGGTATAAAGACCAAGTCTGGTGAACGTATCCCATTCTCTTCCATCTTAATACGTAACTTAGATGAAGGTAATAATGAAGAGGCAATTGCAGGTACAAAACCACGTAAATTAATTATAGATGAGATTGGTAAAGGGAATTTTCTTAGAGGCTTACAGGCAGCTATACCTGGCTTCACTACACCCTATGGCTGGGGATGTAGTCCCATTCTTACTGGTACAGGTGGTGACATGAAGAAATTCATGGATGCCAAAAGCTTGATGTTTGACGTAGATAATTTTAATTTCCTTACATATAATAATGCTAAAGATGAAAAACGTATACATGGGTTGTTTATCTCCCATAAATATAGAATGGAGGCAAAGGAGGATTCTACACTAGGAGCGTATTTAAATGAGCCAGCTAGTTCAGACTTACATAATGTTAAAATGCTTGTAAGTAATGAAGAGAAGGCTACAGAAATTACTAATAGAGATTTAGAAAGACTTAAGAAAGCTGGTGATCGTATAGCCTATTTAAAAGAAAAGATGTACTATCCTCAAGAAGTAGATGATATCTTCTTGAACGAGGACACAAATATATTTGATATTGAGAGTGCTAAAAGACAGAAGTCTAGGCTATTACAACAAGAAAGAACAGGAACTCCTGTTATATTGTTTAATGATGGAGAGAAAATAGCTCATGAGTTTACAGACAAACTACCCATCTCTAACTTTCCTCTAAAGAACTCAGACTTAAAAGAAGCACCTGTTGTTATATATGAATTCCCTATAGATAATCCACCTTATGGATTGTATGTAGCAGGAGTCGATCCATATAGACAAGGTAAGTCTGCATATTCAACTTCGCTTGGGTCTGTATACATATATAAGAGGATGCATGAAATTAGTGGTGAGAAGTATCAAGATATGTTCGTAGCTTCGTATTGTGCAAGACCTGATAAGAAAGAAACTTGGGAAGAACAAGCTAGACTTCTTATAAAGTATTATAACGCTAGAGCTCTTTGTGAGAATGATGATATATCCTTTATTGAATATATGAAGAGTAAAGGAGATGCTCATTACCTTGAGAAACAACCTGAATGGTTAAAAGAGATTGTACCAAACACCACTGTAAAAAGAGATTATGGTATTCATCGTTCAGCTGCAAAGGTAATTGACTATCTTCATACTTGTTTAAAGAAGTATATGGAATCTCCAATCTTTATAGAAAAGAATGATGCAGGTGAAGTGATTAGAGAAGTCTTAGGTGTGAGTAAGATATTTGATCCTGTATTGCTTGAAGAGATTATTCAATACAATGATTCAGGTAACTTTGATAGAATTGTAGCTGCAGAGTTAGCCATAGCACAAGCTTTGAAGATGGACCCAATTATGGGTAAGATAGGTGGAACAAGTGATGAACGAGTTGCTTCTATGTTTAAGAAGAAGAGAGGAAACATACTCTTCACTGATTCTAGAAATAACATGTTTGGACAATCAAAAAATAAATATAAACGAAATAAATTGTTTTCATAATGGCAATTATAAGGTACACAAAAGACGCAACGATAAGATATGCTTATCTGAATATCTTTCCTGATCAGTTTAAAACTGAGAAGGAAAAGATGGATGAGAGCTGGATGAAGAATACAATGGACTACTTTGCAAACAAAGCTTATGCTGAGTATGTTAAAGCTAGAGATACATTTGTAAAGAACTATGATCTTATTAAAGGTATTTTAAGAAGAGAAGATTTTTACCAAGAACCAGAAGTTAGAAGTTTTACAGATGTGCTTACAGCAGATCTTGAACTTCCTGCTTATGTAAAACACTATTCTATAATGACCACTCCTGTTAATGAATTAGTAGGAGAGATCAGTAAAAGACCTGATGCATTTCGTGTCAAAGCATTTGATGATGATAGTAAGTCTGAAGAGCTAGAGTTTAAAACTCAGATGTTAAATGACTACATCACTAATCAAGCTAAACAAAAGATACAAGAAAAGGCTGCTATGGAAGGTCAGGAGATTGATGATGAAGAGTTAAATCAAATGACATTAGAAGATGTTAAGGATGAGTTAGATAGTTATACATCTATTGCTGAGAAGTGGGCAAACCATATTCTTACAGCTCAGAAGATGGAGTTTAATCTTAAAGAAAAAGGTGAAGATTCATTTAGAGATCTTTTAATATCTGCCAGAGAGTTCTTCCATATATATGAAGATAACTCTAAGCTTGGATTTAATGTAGAGGTAGCCAATCCTAAGAACACTTGGTTCTTAACTACTCCAGATAGAAAGTGGATATCTGATACTACAGGACGTGCACAAGGAGCATATGCTGCTGGCACTGTACAAGTATTAGAATTATCTGAGATTATTGAAGCTATTCCTGATCTTACTAAAGATGAAATAGATCACTTACGTAGTTCATTACAAGACTATGGATTGATCAATGTACGTGAATCTAACTTAGGTAATCCTAATGCTGTTCCAGGCAATGACTCTATTCAATACGATACATTTGATCCATTAGTGTTACAAACTAGAATGCTTATTGAATCAGAAATGAAAGAGAACAATGATGGATTAAAAGACTTCTTAGGTCTTACATCTAACGTATCTTCATTTGGTTATAAGTATGTAGTGGTTAGAGCTTATTGGATTTCTAAGAAGAAGATAGGTAAAGTAATCTATACAGACGAAATGGGTAACGAGCAATCTTTACTTGTGGATGAAAACTATAAGTCAGGTACTCTTCCTACACAAGAGTCATTAGAGTGGGGATGGATTAACCAATGGTATCAAGGTATTAAGATTGGTCCAGATATCTATCATATTAAACCTTATACATTATTACCTTATTGTCCAATCATTGGTCAAACGTTTGAAGTTAAGAATACAGAAGCTAAGAGCTTAGTGGATATGATGAAACCTTTCCAAGTTATATACAATGTTTGTATGAACCAATTGTATAAGTTATTAGAGAAGGAAGTGGGTAAGGTACAGTTAATGTCTATTAGACATATTCCTATTCCTAAGGATGGTGATGCTCAAGATGCACTAGATATCTGGGAAATGGAAGCACGTAATAGAGGTGTGGTATTTGTGGATGATAGTCCTGAGAACTTAAAGAGTCCTTCTAGCTTCAACCAATATACAAGCCTTGACCTTACACGTACTTCAGAGATCCAAGCAAGATATACTTTGGCACAACAGATAAAGAATGAATGTTGGGAATTAGTTGGTTTATCTAAGCAAAGACTTGGATCTGTATCAGCTAGTGAATCAGCTACAGGTACAAATACAGCTATTCAACAATCTTATTCCCAAACAGAACCTTTGTTTGTAGCACATGAATATATCATGGGTCAGTTGTATCAAGCTATTATTGATGCAGCTTTATATGTTGAAAGCAGAAAACCACAGTCTACTATATCTTATATTACAAGTGAAGGTGAATCAGCATTTGTAACTGTAAATGGTACAGATCTTAAATTTAGAGACTTAAAAGTTTATTTAACTAATAGACCTGAAGATAAAGAAATGTTTAATGAGATTAGAGGATTATCTCAAGCTGTTATACAAAATGGTGGTAGTCTATATGATGTTATTGAACTTTACAGTACTAACTCTATTAGACAAATGAAGAAGGTGTTCAAGACTCTTAAGGAAAGACAAGAAAGCATGCAGAATCAACAAATGCAACAAAAGCAACAAGAACTTGAACAACAACAATCTCAAGCTCAAGCTCAATTGGCTCAAGCTCAACAACAATATGATACTAAGGTTGCTAATGATAATTACGAAGCTGAGCTTGATAGAATCAACAAGAAAGAGATTGCTCTTATTGCAGCTGAATCTAAATCAGGTCCTTTATCAGATGTAGATAGTTCTGGAAGTCCTGATGTATTAGAGATTGAAAAACTATCAGCAGAAAGAGATAATGCATCTAGAGAATATCAAATGAAGATACAAGATTCTATGACTAAGAATAGACTTGCTGCTGAGAAGCTACAATTAGAAAGGGAAAAATTACAGTTAGCTAGAGAAAACCAAGCAAATGACTTAGCTGTTGCTAAGGAGAATGCTAAGGGACGAGCTAAGAAAACTAAATAATTATGTTTGATAAACTAATTGAAATCTTATCACATTGGTGGTACCAGATAGTTCCATTTATTATAATTAGAGATTATGAGGAAGCTGTATTGCTTAGATTTGGAAGATTTCATTCAGTTCTAAAACCAGGATTTCATTTAAAACTTCCTATATTTGATGAAGTGATAGATCAACATGTTGTTGTTACAACATTAAGTCTTGATGCTCAGTCTCTATATACTAGAGATAAACAAAACATTGTAGTGAAGGGACTTATTAAATATAGAATAGCAGATGTTAAAACATTCCTTCTTGAAGTTTTTGATGCTCAAGATGCTCTCTCAGATATGTCTCAAAGTATTATAAAAAATGTTATTATGTCAATGACCATGGATGAGTGTACAGATTTTGAACTTGATAATATTTTGACAAAGAAAGTTAGGGTGGAAGCACGCAAGTGGGGAGTTGAAGTTCAACAAGTTACACTTACAGATCTTGCTCCAATAAGAAGCTATAGACTTATAAATGACAATTTTACTAACAAATTAGATTAGAGTAAAAAATATTAATGCTATATTATATTGAATAATAGCCTATATAGAGCCTTGTCTCTTTGCTGTTAATTTAAGTTGATATACTTTTACATTGAAAACCAAATAAATACAACTACATATGGCTGAAAATCTAGATATGCCTCAGATAGGCAACTTTAGTATTCAAGATACTATGGACATGGGTATGGGTAACCAAGAGTTATTAAATGACTTAATGTCTCCTGAAAGTGCAACTTCTAATCCTGATGACATTCAGGATATCAAGAACGAACCTGCACCTGCTCCAACAAAGAAAACTACTTCTAAGCAACACGCTATCCCAGATCCTGCAGAACCTGCAGACGATAAGAAAGACGAACCTGTTAAAGGGATTCAAGATTTCTTATATGGTGAAGATGATGAAGAAAGTGAAGATGATGAACCAGCAACTGCACCAGCTAAGAAAGCTACGCAACCTGCTGATAATCAAGAAGATAGTAAAGATAATGATGATGAAGAAGGTGAAGAAACTCCTACAAGTCAATTCACTGCATTATCAAATGACCTTTTTAAACTAGGTGTTTTCTCTAAAGAAGATGAAGAAGAAGAAACTCCAATAGATACTCCTGAAGCATTCTTAGAACGCTTCCAAGCAGAAAAGAAAAAAGGAGCTATTGAAATTGTAGATAATTTCATTGGACAGTTTGGAGAAGATTATCAACAAGCATTTGAAGCCATATTTGTAAAAGGAGTTGATCCTAAAGATTACTTTGGTGCATTTAGCCAAATTAAATCTTTTGCTGAAATGGACTTAACTCAAGAGAACAATCAAGTGGCTGTTATTAAACAAGCTTTGACTGATCAAGGATTTGAGCCTGAAGATGTTATAACAGAAGTAGAAAGATTAAAAAACTATGGTGATTTAGAAAGTGTTGCTGCTAAACATCATAAAGTTCTTATAAAGAAAGAAGGCCAAAAGCTTCAACAAATGGAGCAACAAAAAGAGGTCCAATTACAACAACAACAAGCCATCAAGCAACAATACTATCAAAATGTAAACAATGTTTTACAAGAGAAGATTAAAGCTAAAGAATTTGATGGCATACCAATTAACCCTAAATTAGCTGGTGAACTACAAGATTTCCTAGTAACAGACAAGTACAAAACAAATTCAGGTGAGACTCTCACTGATTTTGATCGTACAATTCTGGAGCTGAAACGTCCTGAGAATCATGCAACCAAAGTAAAACTTGCGTTGATCATGAAGATAATGGAGAAAGATCCTACATTATCTACTATTCAAAAGACAGGTATCACCAAAAAGTCTAATGAATTATTTGGTGAAGTTGCCAGACAAGCCCAGAAGAGTTCAGTGAAATCTAAACCATCCACTAAATCCCCTTCTTGGTTTCAATAAACAATTTATATAACAAAAATTAAAAAAGGATAAAAATGGCAATTCAAACAATCCCAGGTTTAACTGGTTTTACCTATGCTAGAGTAGCTTCTATGGACAAGCGTGCTGTAGGTAAATTGACTGACTCAAACCATCTAGAGAGCTTTCACTCTACAGAGCCTGCAGACTATGATAAGAAAATTATCAGTTTGTACACTCAGAGTTCTCTTTATAGTAATGACTTCTTGGATATGATTAACAAGAGCACACCTTACTATATCGACAATAATAGTGATGCTTGGAAATGGCAAGTACAAGTACCTTACAAGTTCCCAAAAATCATTGACGTTCCTACTAGCACTTTGGATTTATCCAAGCCTGGTATTGATGGTCAAGAGTTTCAATTAATCATTGACACTAATGAATTTTCTAAGAACGCAATCATTTCTGTAGGTACACGTCAATATGGTCCTCGTTTTTACGTAGTAAAAGATCCAGTTCCTTGGAACGTTGGATTCTTATACACTTTCACTTTAGTAAGTGACAACCCAACTGTAGATTTCGTAAGCCCTATCTTCTTAAGTACAGGTGTAGAATTAGAGTTAGTTGATGCTGCTATTGGTGAGTTCGATCAAGACTTATTAGGTCTTCCTCGTTTAGGTGAGCAAATCACTATGTTTGAATCTTTAGGTTCTGCATATGGTTATGAGCACAAAATCACTGAGTGGGCTGATGACAAGATGATGAGAGATGCTTCTGGCAAACCTTTAGATATCTTAGTATATGCTCCTCAAAGACGTAACCAATTACCTTTAACTCGTAACGATGTTAAGTGGGAACCATTTATTGAGTTCTGGATGCGTAAGTCTATGTTAGAATTAAAAGTTAAGCGTATGATCTGGGCTCGTCCTGGTACTGTGAAGACTAATGGTTCTAAGCAAGAATTAAAGCGTACTTCTGCTGGTGTATATCACAGAATGCGTAACAATGGTAACTTAGTTCAATACAATCGTGGTGAGTTCACTGCAAACTTGATTCGTTCAGTGTTTGGTGACTTATTCTACAGACGTGTTGATGTTAAAGATAGAAGAGTTAAAATGTACACTAACGAAGCTGGATTCGATGTATTCCAACAAGCTTTGAAGACTGATGCTTTGAACTCTGGTTTAACTTTCATGGCTGATTCTGGTAACAGATACATGCAAGGTGAAGGTCAACATATCACTTACAACTTTGCATTCGATGCAATGGTAACTCGTGAGACTGGTCGTGTTGAATTAATTCACTTGAAAGAATTAGACTTACCTCAAACAAATTTAGAATTTGGACAAAACAAGAAGTCAACTCCAGTATTTATGGTGTTTGATGTATCTCCAATGTCTGATGGTTCTATGATTAATAACATTCGTGAAGTACGTATGAAGGGTGCACCTTCTATGACTTGGGGATATATTGATGGAACTCGTAGCCACTTAGGTTTTGCTAAGTCTCAAGGAATGCAATCTGCAAACAAATTCCCTGGATATGAGATCTGGATGAAAGATCGTTGTGATGTATTTATCGAAGATTTATCTCGTACAGTATTGATTGAAGAAATTCCTCAATTCTAATAAATGCCCTTCTTAGGAGAGTATCCTAAGAATGACACCAATGGTGTTTCGCAAAAAAAACTCAGAAGACCTTCCCCCCACCTCCCAGTGGGGGAGTCTTCTAACACAGATGGACAGGTACAAATAAATTCTGTACAGTGTTCCCTTCGATGGGAACCATCTGCAAATAAACCAACAAAAAACAACTACATATGGGTAAGATAGGAAAAATCTCTACTATTAAGAAAGAGTACAACAACTCACAATTGCAAACAATGCAAGGTGGACTGGCTATGAAAGGTTATACAAGAATCCCTGGAACAGGTGTATTTAAGTATCCTTACAAAGAGTTAGATGGACAGTATAGAACAGGCTTAGATCCTAAAGCTAGTTATATCAAAAGAATCCAAGACCCTTTAGAAAGGGAATTAGAAACTGAAAGAGTAACAGAGTTAAAGGAAAAACTTGAAGCAGCATTAAATGCTGACTTAGGTCCTCGTTCTACATTCTGGAATTATGGCTTATCAACTTCTGTTGATGATTCATTACACGTTCAACCAGTTAAATTGTTAGATGGTGATAACTATTTTGACTTTACATTACCATTGCAAGAATTAGCATTCTCATGGTTGAGAGTTCATCCAACAATTGCTTCTAGCTACCAAGCTTGGGAGCGTGGTGAATTCCCTGCTGATATTCAGTACTATGTTGCTGATGATGATATTGAGAACAAGGTGATGTTTAAGAAGAAACAACTTATTAACAAAGCAATTGTTAAGTTTGATAGTATGACTCCTGAAAAGAAGAAGAAAGTGGCTCGTCTACTTGGTCTTCCAGTATCAGATGATTCCAAAGAAGAATCAGTTTACAATCAGGTGGATAACCTATTGAAACAAACTGAATTCAAGAATGGCAGATATCAAGGTTTGAATCCAATTGAGGTGTTCAACAGATTTGCAGATATGAAAGAAAACTTACTCCATATTAAAGACTTGGTTAAACAAGCTGTTGCTCATTCAGTTTATAGAGTTAGACCTAATGGAAGAGTCTATGAAGGTGAATTTGAAATAGCTGCTGATGAAGATGAATTAGTGAAGTTCTTAGCAGATGAAGATAACCAAGACCAATTGTTAGTTTTAGAAGGTAAATTGAAAGGTAAAAAAATAGCTGCAATATGATCCCAGTAGATAGTTTATTATATAAGATTGATCAGAAACTAAATAAACTATCCACTAATGAGCATCAAGAGATTCCTGTAGAAGATAAGATCTTAGCATTGAATGAGGCTCAAATTAAGCTGATAAAGCAAAAGGTTGATGGGTTTAGTACAGTTTCTGGATTAGGCATGGATGCGTTTAAGAAGCGTTACGAAGACTTACAAAGTCTTGTACAGCCCTACAACCACCAACCTCTTCCTCTAGTATTAAAGAATGCTGAACTAAATCAATGGTTTGCATATCTACATCTTCTTACTCCTCAGTATATGTTCTATATAGATAGTTATATATTGGCTGATAAAGGAATATGTACAGATAGAAAGATATGGATTAATAGAGATTTGGCTAAGCATGGTGACTTACAGTTTTGCTTAAACAATGTCCACTATAGACCTTCTTTTGAATACCAAGAGACATTCAACTTTATATCTTCTGATGAGATCTCTATATTTACAGATGGTACATTCACACCTAAGGATATATATATCTCTTACATGAGATATCCTCAATATATAAATAAGACAGGATATATCATGCTTGATGGCTTACCCTCATTTGATCAGAATTGTGAACTTGAACTATACCTAGAAGATGAACTATTAGATTTGACAGTACAAAACTTGGCAATGTATACAGAAAACCAAAGTGCTGTTCAAAGCTCAATTTACAGAATACAAACAAACGAATAATTTTTAACAATTAAATATAAAGCAAAATGGCTGATTTTTCCCTAACCACCCTCTTTGTTGTACCAGTAGGAAACACATTACCTAGCTCTGGATCAACACAAGACTTAACAGCAGGTCAAGTAGGAATATTCCTAAATGACTATAGCGTTGCTACCTCTGGTAACATTGCTGCTGCCCCTTATTTTTATGTAGCTCAAGGTAGAGTTAACACCTACTTACAAGGTTCTAAGCGTTCAGACAAAATTGCTGGATGTCCTAGTGGTAATTCTTGTAAGACTAACGTAACAGAATGGTACAAATCTTTAGGATGTCCTACTCCTGTAAATCAAGTAACTGATGTAGTTGACTTCACAGTAAAATGTGGTGAAATTGTTACATTAACATTACGTGGCTTCTCTAGCTATCTAAACACATTGTACTTCAATGGTTTCACTCGTAGTGTAACTGTTAATGCACCTTGTTGTGAGTGTGGTGGAGATCCTTGTACAGATACTGATGTTCCTGCATTGATTGACCAATTGATTCTTAAATTAGAATCACATGCACCTGGTGATAACCCAGACAACATTTATTTGACTCAGTTCTATCAATTCCAAAGAATTGGTAACGATCAAAGTGCGTTGTTACGTATCACTGGTAAACCTTTGACTGCTTATGGACAGCCTTGTGATGTTGCTGCATTCCCTTTTGAGTATGACAGATTCTACTTTAGAACTTTCATCTTCTCTGGCCCAGCTACAACTGCTGACTTCATTGTTGACGATCCTTGTAATAGAGTTGCTCAACCTGTAATCACTCAACGTTCTAACTATGCTGTTGGTACTTCTGCTGAAGTTCAACAATTAGAGAAGAACTTCTATAGCTACCAAGCTGGTTACTTAAAGCATTTATACAGAATGAATGGTTACAACGAGAACTTTGAGTCTTGGGTAACTGATGGTCAAATCTATGATTTGTACTATATCAAATTCAATGAGTATGATAAGAGTGCTTACCAATGGGGTGACTATATTATGGAAGATAGCATGGTGATCATTGCTGTTCCTGAGAATCAAACATCTGCTATCGAAGCTATATTAGTAGCTGGTTTAGGAGCTGTTGCAGGTGACACAGCTTGTATCACTACTACTAGCACTACAACTACTGTATGGCCTAGCACTTCAACAACAACTACTTTGATTCCTTAAGAAAAAAAGGTAGCATCATATTAACCTATGCCAGAGGGTGAGAGGATATCTCAAATCCTCTGGCATTTTTATTATCAAAAACCATGATATTAGATTTTTTAGTAATTAACACGTATGATACTAGCACATTAGCAATAGCTGATACATCTGTATATGATACAGATCCACCTAGTGTTAGTGCTCCTACTATGCAAATTACTGTGCCTGGTTATACTGTTCCTGTAGCTATTCCTTTCAATGTTCAACAAATAAATACTTATAACTCAATTATATTGGGTTTAACTGCTTTTCCTGCTACCTGTCCTTTACCTGATGGGGTATATTTCTTAAAATATTCAGTGGCACCTGCAAATGTTAATTATGTAGAAAAAAACATAATGCGTACTAATGCTATTCAAGAAAAGTTTGATAGTGCTTTTATGAAGTTAGATATGATGGAATGTGATTCAGCTATCAGAACTCAGGCAAAAGTAGTTTTAAATAGTGTTTATTATATGATCCAAGGATCTATAGCAGCAGCTAATAACTGTGCTATAGATGCAGCTAATAGATTGTATAATCAAGCTAACAGACAATTAGATTATTTTATTGCAAACCAATGTGGTTGTACAGGAAACAACTATATAATTAATTTTCCTTAATATGGCAAACTGTAGAGGATGTGGTATGAAGGTAGGATGTGGCTGTCAATTAATTAATGGCCTATGTTCAGCATGCAACAACAAACTTAAAACTGCTACAAAAAGAATAAAGAATGCTTACACCAAGATTAACAGATTGTGTAATATATGGTAGCATCTCAGCAACCCTTACACAAATTGATGAAAGACTAACTTACTGGGCAATTCGCCAGTATAACAATATTATATTCTCTATGAATAATTATATTCCTGGAGATGTAATAGGAGATTTATTAAATTATAAACGTGTATTAGAATATAGAGCTTGTAATCCAGATTATGCTATGGTGTGTGGTTTACCCACTACGTCACAGGTTATAAGTAAAGTTAAAATTCTAATTAATAAATAAATTATATTATGGCTTGCGAAAGTTGTTACAATGGATGTGTAGACATAGTGTCTGATAAATGTGTCAGATATACAGGAGACACTTATGAATCAGTAGGCATTGAAGCTGGTGATTCTTTATACCAAGTAGAGATTGCTTTGATAGAAAAAACTATTTCTTTCTTGAATGGGTCTGGTATAAACATCAGTATAAATCCTGTTTATTTATGTAATTACATGCAGACATTCTTGCCTGCAGGTAGTACATTTAATGTTCCTACAATTATTTCAGGAATTGTAAGAGCTATTTGTGATACTCATAGTAGTATTATTAGTATTGACAATACATTAGCCATTTTAAATGCTAACTATACAATTGGATGTCTTACAGGAGTAACAGCTTCTTCTGACACTCATGATATTGTCCAAGCTATTATAAATAAACTTTGTACAGTTGCAGCTGATCTAGATGCTCTTGAACTTAATGTAGATACAAACTATGTTAAGCTAGCAGATCTTGATGCTTTGATTGCAGCTTATATAGCTAGTACTTCAGGTGGTGGTTCTACCCAACAGTATTTAAAAATGGTTCCTTATGTAGCCTATGAATATTATGGACCATTAACAAACTTTGATGGATCAGGTATAGGTATCCCAGCAGCTGGCTTCTACCAAGTTTACTTGTGTAATGGCTTAAATGGCACTCCTGATAAAAGAGGACGTGTAGCAGTGGGAGCTATTAATAATGTTCCTCCTATTGGACTTGGTCTTGATTCTGCTGTAGATCCTAATAATCCTGGTAATCCAAACTATGATATATATACAACAGCAGGTGCAAACACTATAACACTTGTTACATCACAAATACCTAGTCACAATCATACAGGAATTGGAACAACAACTGTTACATTAAATGATCCTGGCCACTTCCATTTTGCTGGAAGAAAGAATGATTTTGGTGGAGCAAGTGGAAGTATAGGTCTATCTAAAAACCTTCCTCAAGATAATCAATCTACAACTAGTACAACTGGAATAACAATTACTTCTAATACTCCTGGTAATGTAGCTCTTGGAATTAATAACACAGGTGGTGATGGTTCTCATGCAAATATCCAACCTGTGATTGGTGCTTATTACATTATGTATATTCCTTAATCTAATTAAACTAATTATAAATGTCTTGTTCTCCTTGCTCTCCTACTCCTGATCCATGTTACACTGCATACTATCATCCTAGCCAAAACTGTGGCTGTTGTGGTGGTATAGCTATTAGTTGTGGATGTGGATGTACTGAAACTTTTAGTACTGCAGGCACTGCAGGCACTGGTGGCTGGGGCTGCTGGTGTGGTCCTACAGGCTGTGCAGATGCTCCTTATAATAGTAATAATACAATTTATGTTGGCCCTAACCTTCCTAACTCAGGAGTTAATACCTGTGATAGTTTAACCACTGCACTAGAAAAAATTGACTATGTAGTGACAGGTGGTGGAGGTGGTGGAAAAAATGGTACATCAGGAACT